TATTGTTACCTCCCTGCAAGAATTAGCGGGAAAAGCTATCGAAAGACAAATGGTAGTAACTGGTGAGATTAGCGGTTATGCAGTGAGTATTGACGCAAAGCAAACGGTAACAGAGCAAACGCCCCTAAAGGTGAAAATACGCCTTGTGCCTGATGATATTCTACACGCTATTGAGGGCGAAATTGGTTTAACATCTAATCTATAACACTATGCCAAAGAATACCAATGTGATTAACCACTTCGGCAAACTAAAAGGGTGGAACAGTGTAACATTCAATCTTTTAGGACGCGATGTGGTAGGTATTACCGAAATTAGCTATTCGGATAGTACCAAGAAGTCAAATATTATGGGTGCGGGAGGCTTCCCTGTAGGACGTACAGAGGAAAATTACGAAGCTAAGGCTTCAATTACCCTGCTTGTAGAAGAGGTGGACGGCATTCGCCGTTCGCTTCCCAAAGGAACACGTCTGCAAGATATTGAGCCTTTCGACATCCCAGTTATCTATGAAGCTCCCAGCGGACTTATCATTAAGGATATGATACGCAATGCCGAGTTCTTAGGTACTGAAATGGAAATCAAACAAGGTGATGGCTCTATTGCTATCAAATTTGAGCTGATTGTAAGCCATATTGACTGGGATATTTAATAACCTTTTAAAAGCTGTTTAAAAATGAAAAAATACACTGAAGCAGACATCGAAGGCTACAAAGCCAAGTACCCTAATGTGGTAAGAGAAATAGCTGTTTATCCATCAGGCACTACTTTTACTAAGGAGGGGGAAGCCAGTGAGGAACCTGCTTACTTTTTAGTGAAAAAGCCTAACAAGCACTTACTATCTTTAGTGACCTCTAAGGAATATCAAGAGAACCCCGACAAAGCTAATGAAGCGTTGGTAAAGAATTGTGTATTGGAGGGTGATATGGAGTGGATGGAAAATGATGCCTCTATCTATATGGGCCTGATTACCGAGCTAAGTAAGTTGTTGCAAAGCTCAAAGGTAGCCTTAAAAAAAGTGTAGAGTCGTCGCTCCTTTCCTTAGAAGCGTACGACTTTATAGAGGGCATAGATGCACTACTCCGTGCCAATGGTCAGACACCTGAAACGATGAACGATACTCAGTGGCGGGAACATTTTAAAGCCCTTGACTTTAGTATGAAATGCCAAGAACAACTTCTATACCGAGCCGTAAAGCGTGCCTTGGTAGAAGTCCTGAACGAAATTAGCAAACAATCTAACCCCTAATACTCCGCAACCGTGAATCACACTACAACGTGGACTTTTGAAGCCAAAGATAATGTATCGCAACCTTTGCACACTGCACAAGATAATGTGAGGCGTGCGGCTGAGGGTATGCGAAATACTTGGAGAAATCTGGTAAGTAGTATGAAAGAAGGGTGGGATAAGTTGGCAACCAGTATGCGCCCTATCGATTGGCAAGCAGCTTCACAAGGATTTTTGAATATTACTCAAAAGTTTTCAGAAGCTGCACAAGTAGGCGCAGATTATGAGAAATCATTACTGGATGTAGCTGCTATTACCGGTATTACGGGAGACGATTTGGATAAACTTGGGGGAAAGGCTCGTAACCTTGCTAAAGAGTTCGGAGGTACGGCTACTGATAACCTCGCTACCTTTCAAACTATCCTCTCACGCTTAGGCCCTCAGATAGGAGAAAGCGATGAGGCGCTTGCCAAAATGGGAAGCTATGCCAATACACTTGCCAAGACTATGGGAGGCGATGTGGTAGGAGCTACCGATGCGCTTACTACCTCAATGCTTCAGTTCAAAGTAGACTTGCAGAACCCCATAGCAGCAGCGGGCGAAATGGAGCGAATGATGAATGTAATGGCGGCAGGTGCAAAAGAAGGTGCTGCCGAAGTGACACAAATAGCCCAAGCCCTCGTGCAAGCAGGTGGAGCCGCTAAGCTCTCTAACGTGAGCTTTGAGGAAACCAACGCTGCACTGCAAGCCCTCGCCCAGTCGGGTAAATATGGAGCCGAAGCAGGGGTAGGGCTTAGGAACGTGCTTATTAAAATGAATGCGCCCTCTGCCCTCTCTAAAGAGGCTACTAATATGTTGGCAGCTTATAGGGTGAATATGCAAAAGGTATCAGATACTACTGTGCCATTTGCTGAACGCCTTAAAGAGTTGCAGAAGATAGGACAAAATACCGATGTTTTGGCTGCCGTTTTTGGAGCCGAAAATATACAAGCTGCACAAGGGCTTATCAATGCTGCCGATGCACAAGCCGAACTTACCCAGCAAATCAGCGGTACTAATGTAGCTACCGAGCAGGCTTCTATCGTAATGAGCGGTTGGAGTGAGTGGCTGGGGCGTTGCAAGGCGTGGTTAGACGACTTGAAAATAGGTTCGTTCTCCTTTACCAAAGTGCTTGGTGTAGTAGGCGATAGTTTAGGAGGCGTGGTGAGCGTGCTTGGCGATATGGGTGCTGCTTATTCTGGACTTGCCCCTGTGCTTAAAGGGGTGGGGGCTTGGCTTAAACAAACGGTTGTAGCCCAAAAGCTAATGGTAGTATGGACAAAAGTTGCCACCGCTGTACAATGGCTGTGGAACGCGGCTCTATCGGCTAATCCTATCGGTATTGTGATTGTAGCTATTGGTGCTTTGGTGGCTGCTATTGTGTGGCTGGCAAACAAAGTGAGCGGTTGGGGCGAAGCGTGGAAACACACCTGGGAAGGTGCAAAACTCCTCTTTCAAGGCTTTATTGCTTATATAGAAATGGGCTGGACAACTCTTATCAATGGACTGATGATAGGGCTTAATAAGATTAAAGAGGGTTGGTACTCCTTTAAAAATGCGGTAGGCTTAGGCGATGAGGCAGAGAACAACAAAATGCTCTCCCAAATTAATGAAGATACCGAAAAACGCAAACAAGCGATTGCCGATAGTGCTAAGAAAGTATATGAAACAGGCATAGCTGCCAAAGAGGAATTTATTAAAGCAGGGCAATCGCTCAAGTGGAATAAAGAGGAGAAAAAAGAAGCTACTGAAGCCCCTAAAGCAGGCAATCTTTCTGCCAGTTCGGCTATTGGAGGAGGTACAAACCCCAACCCTATCACCCCTACAAAAGGCAGCAAAGAAGGAGGTAAGGACGGCACAATGAGCGTAGGAGGTAGTGGTGGAGGTAATAAGAATATTACTGTGAACATCACAATGAATTGTACCTTCCCTATCGACAAAACCATTGGAAGCAAAGAAAATGCCGCTAATGGAGTGATTAGCAAAATCAATGACCGTATGCGTGATGCCTTAGTAACCTTATAAGAATGATGGATATACTTGTAACTGAAAATAACGACTTAGAAATCATAGCAGGCGACTTTACTCTTGGCGATAGCCTCCTGCAAGAGGTAGGCTTTATCCTCCAAAGTCAGCAGGGCAATTGGAAGTCCGATCCACTTGTGGGAGAGAATATGGTAGAGCTCATCAAAGGAAAACACAATCGCACAGCCATAGAGAAACGTATTAAGATACAGTTAGAAAGAGACGACAAAGACTATGATGCCATCAAAAAGCTATTAAAACTCAATGTAGACAATGGATAACCGCTATAACATATCACAACTCTTTAAGTTGGCTTTTGGCACTAACCTGCCCGTGTACCTCACCGTACCTATAGGCAAAGAGCCTGCCCGCACAGCTGAGTATGGCAGTATCCGCACGGTGGAAAGAGAGGAAGCTATGCGGCTATCCAAACTCGGTACGCCTATTGTTTTTCCAGTGAAGTTTACCGCAGGTAGTTACAAGTTCTACGACTACCAAAGTAAAATAGTAGAAAAGCAGTTATCCGACTTTTGGTTGCCTCCTGCTACTATGGTAGATTTTTCGAGAGTAAAGAATATCAGTCGTACAGATGTAATAGGAGGTAATGGCACTGTAAAGGAAATCTATGGCTTTGACGATTGGCAGATACGTATTCGTACCGTATGCCACAATGATGAGCTAAGCGCACGAGAGTACGAAAAACGCCTTATAGAATGGTCGGAGGTGATACAATCTATCTCGGTAGAAGGCGACCTTTCTGGGTGGAAAAACATTCACAACCTCGTGATTGAAAGCATTGATATACGTAGCTTGGAGGGTACTCCTAACATTATCCCCATAGAGCTTAATTGCATTAGTGACGAACCTTTTGAACTCATTTACAGACTATGACCTTAGCCATTGAAGTAGCCATTACCTTTTACCCTAAACAGGGCACCCCTTTTAAGGTGCAGAAAGTCTCTGCCATTGAGATTGAAAGTTCGTGGAAAATGCTCACCGATACGGCAAGTGTGGTACTACCCCGCAATGTAGGTGATTTTGATAAGCAGAAAGTAAGGGAACTCTTTGCTGTAGGAGACAAAGTAGTGATACAAATGGGCTACAACGGTGAGCTCTTGCAGGAGTTCGAGGGCTTCATTACCCAAGTATCAGCAGACTTTCCTATCACTATTAGCCTTAGCGATGCAATGTGGAAGCTACGTCAGTTGCCCGTCAATTACGTGTCGGCAAAGGCAAGTCTAAAAACATTCCTCACCGAAGTAGTAAAAGACTACCCTTTAGAAGTAGAAGATATAAGCCTTGGTGGCGTACGTTTTAACAATACCACATTAGGGGCTGTGCTTGACAAACTCCAAAAAGACTGGTCAATATATAGCTTTATTCGTGAGGGCAAACTCACTATAGCCAAGCCTTATTCAGATGTAAAAGTAAGTGATGAGATGAAGCATTTCGACTTAGAACGCAATTGCACCGAGAATAACCTTAAGTACCTAAGCAAAGAAGAGCGCACCATAAAGATTATAGGCACTTCCTCCTTTGGTAAAGGCAAGAGATTACAATATGAGTTTGGCGATGAGAACCCTAAAACGACTTTAAAAATGACTTGGCACGTTAGTTCACAAGCTGAACTTGAGAAGGAAGTAAAACGCCTATATGAGCTGCACAAGCGCGAGGGTTTTGAGGGGAGTTTTACCACTTATGGCACCCCCTCCGTGCAGCACGGCGAGAAGATACGCCTAAGCTCCACCCTCTACCCCGATAGGAACGGTGAGTACTATGTAGATAGAGTAAAGAAGAGTATTAGCAACGCCCAATATAGGCAGGAAATAGAAATTAGTGGTAGTACATTATAGTTATGAACGAGATAGACGAGTTTGACATATTGCTTTCTGAAAAGATAAAGAAAGCTATCCCCCAAGTGCTACAATGGGCAACAGTAACCTCTGTAGATTGGCAGGAAAAAACCTGCGAGGCTACTGATTTAGATACGAAGCTACCGTTTTTAAACATAGCACTTGGCATAGGAGGAATGTATATCAAACCAAAAGTAGGAAGTCTTATCCTTGTGGGTATGGTAGAAAATAATGAAAGTCAGCCCTTTTTGCTCAATGCTCAAGAGGTAGAAGCCTACGAACTGAAGGCGGATAAGTTTACCCTACACAGCGAAGTTGTAGATTTTAAAACCCTTTTAAACGACCTTATAACTGAGCTTAAAAGCGCTATCATTCAAACCCCTGCGGGTCCTGGTAACTTTGCCCCGCAGAATATAGCAAAGTTTGACGAGATTAACCAAAAAATCAACCAACTATGGCACTAAATAAACAAGCCCTCAAAAAAGGTATTATTGACCTTCAGCGGGATATGCTTACCAAAACCGATAACAGTATAGAAGAGTACGCCGAGCGCTTAGCCTCCCTTATTGACTCCTTTGTCAAGAGTGGCGAGGTAATAGTGAGGGCAGGAATCACCCTTCAGGCGGGGACTTATGCGGGCGCTACTACAAGTGAAGGGAAAGGAACAATTAATTAAAAAACACATTCATATATGGAATGGATAACAGAAGTACTTAAGGAGCATTTTGGCTCATTTATCGGAATGGTATTATCGGGCTTGGCGGGTTGGTTTTTTGGGCGACCAAAACAACAAATGGAGTTACAAACCAACGAACTGGACAATGTAGACAAAGCCGTGAAGATATACCGAGAGATGATAGAAGACTTAGGGGCTAAGTATGCCAATGCTATCGAGGAACTCAAGAAAGCCAATGCCCGCATTAAGGACTTAGAGGCTTCCGTAGAGGAACTTTTAGCAGAACTTAAAAAATACAAGCAACTCAATGGTAAAACAAAATGATTGTCACAGTCCTACATAATCAGTCACTATTAGACCTCGCCCTGCAACACACAGGCACAATAGAAAGCGTCTTTGAATTGGCTAAAGATAATGCCCTCAACATCACCGATGATGTAGTAGCGGGCAATACCTTAGTACTACCCGCAGAAGCGTTCACTAACAAAGATATATTAGCCTATTACACCGCTAAAAACCTACAGCCCGCCACAGCCTTTACCAAAGAAGACGAACAAGTAGCTAAACGCCTTGAGGGTATTAGTATATGGGCGATTAATTTAGATTTCATAGTATCACAATAATGACAAAACCTTAAAATAATGAATATAGAAGAGAATAAAGAATACGAAGCTTTTGTAGAAAAATTCAAACCCAAAAAGACAACTGATGACTGTTATACGCCTCCTGAGGTGTATGAGGTAGTACTGCAATATGTACGTGAAAAGTGTAATATTGAGGGGCTGAAAGTCCTCCGTCCATTCTACCCTGGTGGCGACTATGAAAGTGTACAATATGATGAAAATTGTGTGGTGATTGATAATCCTCCTTTCTCTATCATCTCACAAATCATTCGCTTCTATAATGCTAAAGGGGTTAAATATTTCCTTTTTGCACCCCACCTTACTTTATTTGCCTCTAACCAAGATTATACAGCTATTGTTGCATCTGCCAATATAGTGTATGAGAATGGCGCTAAGGTAAAAACGTCATTTGTTACCAATATTATGGGGGATGTGAAGATATTAGGCGATGCAGAGCTTAGAAACCGTATCGAATCGGTGGTTGCTAATACTAATAAAGCAAACCTGCCCACCTATCAATACCCTGACAATGTGATAACCGTATCGAGGATAGCCTCACTGGTGGAAAAAGGAGAGAACATCGTTATTATGAAAAAGGACGTGGCCTTTTGCCGACAACTAGAAAACCAAAAACCACAAAAAAAAGCGTTGTTTGGTTCTGGATTTTTAGCTTCGTACTCTGTTGCAAAAGAATTAGTTGCAAAAGAATTAGTTGCAAAAGAATTAGTTGCAAAAAAATTAGTTGCAAAAGAATTAGCTAAAAAGAAAGAGGTTATTTATTGGAAACTTTCAGATGCCGAACGCTCAATCATTAAACAATTAGGATAATGGCACGCACTATTCAAGAAATACAAACCCTTATTCTCCAAGCCAAAGCACAAGAGCCTGCACTGGAAAGCCTCAACAGCACCTCCAAAGTAGCTATATGGCGATTGTGGGTCTATATTATAGCAGTGGCTATATGGAGTTTGGAAAAGATTTTTGACCTACACAGGGCGGATATAGACAAACGTTTGGCAGAACTCAAACCAGGTACGGCTAAATGGTATCATAGCAGGGCTTTAGCCTTTCAGTATGGCTTTGATTTGTTACCCGACAGCGATAAGTTCAACAATACTAATCGTACGGAAGAAGAGATTGAGGTAAGTAAAGTTATCAAGTATTGTGCTGTTACAGACTCCCCTACAGAGAGCCGTATCGTCATTAAGATAGCTACCGACAACGCAGGAACGCTCACCCCCGTGACGGCTCACCAGCAAGAGGCATTTAGCCGATATATCAATGAGATAAAGTATGCAGGGGTCTATGTTACTATATTGAATAACCAGCCCGATTGGCTCAAGCTCTCTATCCGTATTGTCCGCAATCCACTTATATTGGACGAGAATGGAATGAATGTTAATTCAGGTAAGCACACGGTAAAAGAGGCTATTAAGGACTATCTCAAGAAGTTACCTTTCAATGGTGAACTCTCCCTACAAGCCCTTACCGATGTTATTCAACAAGTGGAAGGGGTCAAAGATGTGAGTATAGACAATGCGCAGACCAAGTGGATAGAAGGGAGTATCTGGGGTAGTTTTCAGGAGATTAATATCAGCCAAATCCCCCAGAGTGGTTACTTTGCTGTGAATTTTGACCAAAACAACGACACCAAAAGCACCATTACCTACCTATGAGAATCTTTGAACTCAACTTGCGGAGACTTGTGATCTTGCTACTGCCTACTTTTTTAAGGAAAGCTCACCTTGTCTCTTGGTTACAGGCACTTATTGCACCTTTGGAGCAACTACAATATGATTTCAACCAAAAGCGAAATAGCGACCTGATAACTCTCACCCATAACGGACAAAAGTGCTATCTAAGGAAGATTCTCAATGATAGTTTTGACCAGACATTAAGGCGTATCCGTATAGAGGATATGACCCACTTTAACGCTGTGTATATCTATACTGAGGCGGAAAATCAGCCTGTATATCTGGAGGAAAAGTACCTATATACTTCGGGAGAAATGCAAGTGAATGGTGTGAATTTCTCCGTACATATACCCAATGAATTGCGAGCAAGAGAAGTAGAAATCAAAGCCCTTATTGAGGCGTACAAAATAGCATCAAAGAGATATATAATCATTTATGAATAGAATCAATTTTGACAACACAGGAGGTTTTCCCTTGGGTACCTATACTCTCGACTTTATGCAGCAGAGTTACCAATTGCTCAATGCCCTGGGCAATATTGCGGGGAACCTAAGTATCCTATCGGGCTGTGAACAGGTAGGTCGTAGTATCACCGACGGATTGGTGTATATCAATGGCGAGGTACTCCCCTTCAAAGGTGCTCCCATATCCGAAAAGGTCATTATCGTAGAGAGCTCACAAAAGCGAATCTTCAAAGACGGAGTAGAGAAGGCCGTAGAATATAGCCGCTATGCTACTTTTGGCAATAGCACAAGCGGACACCTATGGGCGGATTTTAAAAGGCCATTAAACAACCAACAAATAGAAGCTCAATCTTTTACGGAGGAAAATTCCTTACTCAAGCGCTTGGAAAATCTCGAAGAGCGGGTAAGAAACACGGTGCCTATAGGGTTGGTGGCGATATGGGATCGCCCCGCCTCGGAAATTCCCGAAGGCTGGGTGGAGCATACAGAGATGCAAGGCGTAGTACCCGTAGGGTATAAATCTACCGATTCCTCATTCAATAGGATAGGTACGGTAGTGGGGAGTAAAACCGAACAGATAGAACTCAGACACCTTCCTAATCTAAAACTTGACTTAGAGTATCAAAATGGAACAGGATTCGAAATATTAGGAGTAGGGCTACGGAACATAACTGATTGGCATAGAATAGGAGGGGAATGGGCGCGAGGTAGTAGCTTACCTCATTGGGGTAAAGATAATGGCTCACAGTTAAAGGCTGTTCTCAATGGAGGTGAACAGCCAATCAATAATATTCAACCCTCCCGAATTGTGAAATTTATCCGATTTGTAGGATTTTAATTTTAAATATTATGACAGCAATAACAACCCTATACAATTGGTTTTCTGACCTAAAGAAACCTACAGGGGCTCAATTTAAAGCCCTAATAGACAGTTTTTTTCATAAGTTTGAAAAAATCCCAATGACTTCTATAGAGGGCTTGGAAAATGTGATACAGGGTACCGCCTCCGCTGAACAGCTGCGCAACCATCTCACCGATAGTCAAGCACATAGAGCATTGTTTGAGAATAAGGTGGATAAGGAAGATGGAAAGGGGCTATCCTCCAATGACTACACAGATGAGGAAAAAAGAACCAATGAAACCAACGCTAAAAAACGAGTGGTGGGGATCACTGTAACAGGGGATGTTACAAAAACTCTTACTATTACCCTTGCCGATGGGGAAACGATGCAAGCTACTTTTGATGATAAGGATACATTACCCGAAAATGTAGCCGATATCAAGCTCAATTCTCTCATGTTTGACAAGGGGACGGGAGTGCTCACAGGGCAAAGAAGTGATGGAACACCTCTAACAGTTAATCTTGACGGCCGTTATGCCCTTATTGACCACACTCACTCTTGGAAAGATATAACAGATAAACCAGGAGTCGAGCGAAGAGAGGAACAAGGTGTTGTACACTATGATATAGATGGAATTGGGCGTATTACGGTACTCGAAGAAAGGGCACTGTTAGAAAAGATACAGAGTAGAACAATGGCTATAGAGGTTAACTCCTCTACTACTTTAAACAGCCAGAATGTCGGAAGAGTATTAAAGAGCACCAGTAGTTCAGATATTGCCATAGATCTATCGGAAATGCCTAATAATGCCCTATTATCTGTAGTAAAGGCGGAAGTGGGAAATATTACTTTTACGGGAAAAACAATTATAGGTGATAGCTCTATTACAGGGGCAAAAGGTAGTACAGCAAGCCTTCTAATTCATGGGGACGAAGTTATTGTTAATGTAAATAATAGATAATGAATACACAACTATTTTGGGACTTTGGAAATTCTCCTGAAAAAGATATTTACGAGTTTAATGTCACCTTTCTTGTAAAAGGACTACTAAAGGCTTACCCAAAAGCAAGGGAGGTAATTCGCAATTTAACAGTAGATAATGTTTTTTCAACTAATTGTACTATAAATGATAGGAATTTCAATTTAAGTAGTCCCAAGTACAGTATAAACTCAAAAACACAATTAAGAATTGGGGATACTTTTGATAGAAACTATTATCCCACTATCAGTATAGAGGGAGACGATGTTAGATTGGTATTCCCCTCTAAGGTAATTACGGAGTCCTATAATCAGAAATATGTAGACGAGAATAAAATAGAGAAAAAATTAAAGGATATAGAAGTTAAATTTATAGCTTTTTACTGTTATATCATTTCTGTACGTGATAGTCCTTATGGAGAATATACTTTCAGTAAAAAAGATCCAAAACTTTATATAGGAGGGAAGGAAGTATATGTGCAATTTGACTATTATAGTGGGGGCTTTGGAGCAACACCTAATTCATTATATACGGAGGTAAGATTTAATAAAATTTTTGGATTTGGATATAGTTTTGGAAATTATTCAAGTGTAGATAGTATATACTATGTTGACACAAATAGTCCCGTAAGTTTTAAAGATATAGCTAATAATGTAATAGTAATAGAGATATGAAAAAAAGTACACGTACCATTCACTATCTTGTAGTCCACTGTTCTGCTACTCCAGAAGGTAGGCAGCATACGGCTAAGGATATAGACCTTTGGCATCGCCAAAGAGGTTTTAACGAAATCGGCTACAACTATGTAGTCCTTTTGAACGGCACCATAGAGGACGGAAGAGATGTAGATAAGATACCCGCCCATGTGGAGGGACACAACAAGGACAGTATAGGGATCTGTTACATAGGTGGGGTGGATAAGAATACCCTCCAACCCAAAGACACCCGTACATCTGCACAGAAGGAAGCGCTTGTAAAGCTGCTCAAGGAACTCAAGAAGTTATACCCCGAAGCAGTGATACAAGGGCACCGAGACTTTGCGGGCGTAAAAAAGGCTTGTCCTTGCTTCAATGCTAAAGACGAGTACAAAAATATCTAATTGTAAATTGTTAATTATGACAGAAGTAAATGAACTAAAAAAA